TCATTTCACGATAGGACATTCCTCCCATCATGCAATAGCAAGAACAATTATCGGCATGATCCAGCTGGTGACAATTACATTCGCAATCTAATGGATTCATTTCTTCTCCTTTACATCGTGAATATCAATGTACTTCCTCATAAGTTTAACCGCACTTAATCTGTCAGAACGACAAGGCAATCCATCGCCGTTAATATCACAGGATAAATTGTGCTTGATCTTTCCTCCTAATGCAATCAGGCGTTTTATTTCTTTATCATTCAATACTTCCGATCTTGTTTTCATTTTTGCTACTCTTCCAAGCCCGTCAACTATTACTCTTCCATTCTTGTCTCTCATTATATCCTCCTCTATATTTTACCGTTCTTTATTTTCTCTGGCATTTTCATCCATTTAGCGAAGGCATTATATGTATACTTGTACACTTTTCCTGTAGACTGTGTTCTCACAAGTATAGGATATTTCTTCGATCTTGGAGAAATGCCAATTAAATTACAGTCATCACAATCTGGAAACCAAACTTCCATATTATATGAGGACTCATCTATCTCGGGAAATTTCCATCCGTATTTACGAATGTTAGTCTCAAATTTTACACGTTCCGCATCTTCTGGCCTCGCATTAGTTACCTCAACCTTAAATCTGAAGCCACTTTTCTCATAAGTTATCCGCTTTGCACTTATTGATACATCATACTTTTCCTGCAAAGCTTTTGCCACCGTGTCAAAGTCACGGCGAAATTCTTGTAAGCTGTCGTTACTTATATTCATTCTATCTATTTTTGTCCTTTAATCTCTTTGCGTTATTCAACTGGCGGGAGATAGTTTTCATGTCAACTTTNCGATCACGAACTATTCTCAGGCCAGAAACTTTATCCCTAATTTCTACTACGTTATTCAGCGTGGCCACCTGATTGTAGGCAACACAAGCGAATCCTAATAAATCTTTGTCGTATGTTGTGGCGTGTTCAATCAAAACCGCCTCTTTTTCTTTAACAGTAAATTTGTCGTAATCTAATGTAATAGAAAAATCGGCCAGCTTTTCTTGCGGATCTTCATGCGGACAGTGTCTGTCGCAATCNNCTATTTTCTTTTNGCATTTTTTACATAACATTTTTTCTTTCCTTTCTTGACNTCAAANAGAGAAAACAGACAAAAAGAAAGAGGAAAAATTAAATTCTCCTCTCTCTTTTTTCCGTTATTAGAGTGTCGACTAAGTACTATACTAATTCAGTAGCTTCAGATTCTGAACAGTTGAACTTTTTCATTATCTTTTCAACAATTTCTTGCTTACTTTTCGACAACTTATTTTCAACAATTGCCATTCTCGGCAAATAACTCTTTCCGGCCGAATCAGTAAAAGCAAGTGATCTCATTTCATTGTCAAGCTTTTTCAGTTTCTTTTGAGTTTTTTCATCAGCTTTTTCAATGTGCTTTTTCTTAGTCGTTTTTTCAACAATGATACTCATTTTATTGCCTCTCTTTTTTACTCTGCTCAGACAACTTTCACTCAATTTCACTTTGTCTTAGTTCAAGAGAGCAGAGTTTTTATTTGTCAATGAACGTCAACTTGAATGTTAAGTTCAAGTTCTGAAGAATGTAATATCTAATAACGAGAATAACAACAACAATAAAAATAAAAATATAAAGTACTTGTTTAATTGTTAAAGATGTCGTATAGAAAATTCTCATACGGAATAAAATTGACAATGTCAAGCTCTTTTTTCACTGTGTAAAGTATCTCTTGTTTAATTGTGCTGAATGTTGTATAGACTATTGACGAGTATATTTTTGTCAAATTATTTTGTCGATCATTCAGCGTCAAGTTTTTTTTATTAATAAATGTTTGTCTCACTCTAAACAACATAATGTTTTTCAAATGAAATTTCACCGCTCGATTCAATCCGACGACGTAGCGTATGCGACAATGAGAGAACGATACACAAAAATCTCAAATTATCCGTTATTTTGTATATTTTGCGTTATTTTTGGTGGAATTTCGTTTTCCATTTTCCCTAAAATTTTTGGAAAATTCTGGGTTTACCTTCAATTTAGATTTAAATTGTATTGAAAGGTAAATATAAATTATATATATATTAAATAGGAATTTGTTCGCTTCCCGCTTTATAAGATACGGAACATTTGGGGAATAAACAAGGANAAACCGGTGCTTTTTGTAAAAAACCCATATATTTTTAAAAAACGGATAATAACCATTGTATATTACCTATTTATTCCATAAATTCGCTTAGTGAATGAGAAAGTTATCGCAAAAAAGAGCTGTGCAAACTACGGAAAGTCAGAAAGAGCTGGCATCTGTGGTGGATCCTTCTTTAAAAGAGACGAGGATGGGCGNTTGNTTTACTGGATAGATGAGGAATACCACAATAAAGAGTGTGAACCTAAAGATTGCCCATATTTTAAGAATATTGTACTNCCGGGGGTAAAATGAGAGATTTGGTAGACGAGATAAATAGCAGTATTGGCAAGAAATTGGAAGATTTTCAGAAAATGACGAGAGAGTTCGAAAATTACGAAGAAGAACAAGAGGAATCAGAAGATGAAGGTGATATACATAGCTGGGAAATACACAGACAAGAGTAAAAAGGCGATAAATCACAATATAGACCGTGCTGAGAGTATTTCTAAGAGAATCTGGCGAAATGGCATGGCCGCCATCTGCCCGCATCTTAACACCAGGAACTGGAATGGGATCCTTTCGCAAGATGAGTTCTTGGAAGGCTACTTCTCTATAGTAAAGAAGTGCGATGCTGTCTTTATGATGGATAATTGGAAGAAATCTGAAGGTGCAAAGGCTGAGCACTGGCTCGCCGCCACCTATCAAATACCCATATTCTACAATATAAAAGATTTAAAAGATTGGAATCATGTAGTATGAGCGGTTTGAAGTTCTCCATAGTAGATACAGAGGATTCTATACTAGAAAAGGCTGAGGAGCTTGTAATGGGTGATCGTGGTGTAAACTACGGACATCCCATAATAGACTTCTCACGTACTGCTAAGATGTGGACTGCCTTGAAAGATGTGGAGTTTTCTGCTTCAGACGTTGCAAAGTTCATGATAGCTGTGAAACTGTCCAGAGAGACTAACAACCCTAAAAGAGATAATAGGGTAGATATCGCTGGATATGCACTAACCTTAGACATGGTGGAGGAATATGAGCAATTTTAAACTGCGTAACTTCGATCCAGAGGCTGTAATGGTACGCCCTGGTGGAATGTTTCATCTTTGGTGTTGCGATTGCAAATTAAGGCATACAGTATTTGCTGACATTGAAAATCACAAAAACAAAGAGTTTGTTGTAATAGGACTTGCAAGGGACGATGGAGCGACTAATCTTGCAAGGAAGACTGACAAGATCGTACTATATCAAAGAAAAGGAGCTGGAGATGCCAAGAAAGCGATGGAATGATGATGAGGTAGGGATGCTATTCCAATATGAGAATAGTGCCAAATCCTCATATACTATATACAATGAGATAGTAAACTCAGGATATAATCGTACCTATACCTCGGTTGCCAGGAAAATTCAGAATATGGGCCTTAGGAAGCCCAAAAGGTACAAAACTGGTAAGGAGTTGAGATTAGGGTATCTTGACATAGAAACCTCTAACCTAAAGGCTAGTATTGGTATAATGCTCTCATGGGCCATAAAGCCACGGGACANGGGCAAGGTTAGCGGTGCAATCATAGAAAAGGAAGATATTCTTAGTGGTGTGTATGATGGGAAGCTAGTAGAGCTACTTATGGAGGAATTAAACAATTATGACCTCTTATTCACATATTACGGTACCAACTTCGATATTCCTTTTATCCGTACAAGATGTCTTGACCATGACATTCGTTTCCCTGTATATAGGGAAATTAGTCATAAAGACCTCTATTATATGGTTAGGAGTAAATTAAAGCTACATAACAATAGATTGGCTACAGTATGCCAATTTCTTGGTATAAAGGGCAAAACGCCTGTAGAACCAAGATTATGGAGAGAAGCCATGTACGGGAACGAAAAGGCCCTGAAAGAAGTTTACAAGCATAATGTAGAAGATGTAAAGATATTGGAGGAAATGCATAAGAGGATTGAATCATATTGTCCTCCTACAGTGAATCCAATATAATGCAGTCAGCATTTTACCTGGAGGGAGAGGAAAGGAGATAAAGTAATATAAGGACGGGAATGGTAAAATGTTTAAAAAGACCATAAAAGGGAAGGAATATATATTATACGAGAATTATAAGGAGTTTCGCCTTTATGAGGGTCATCCAGTTAAACACTGGAAGGAGGGTGATGAGGGCGATTGGGTAACATCGGATGACGGAAAGATATGCCAGATACTAAAAAAGGGCAAAATGAAGAAGAAACCGTACATTCGCTGTCTTATGGGTACGCATTTCTTAAAAGACGATATGTCCGGAGATCCTCCCAAGAATATATATTCCTTGTCTGGTGACGAGTATGGTGCAGATATACGGCTAAAAAGGGATAAAGCCAATCAAAAGGAGTGGATATTCGCAAAATACGTTGCTACAGGTATGGATCCAACGGATGCCTATCTCAAAGCATTCTCAGCTAATAGTAGAGAATATGCTACTATATGGTCAAAAAGACTATTAAAAACAAAAAGGGTTAAAAATATTGTGTCAAATGAAATAAAAAAGACAATGGACGATCTGGGGATAACAGAAGATTATCTTCTTGCGGCCGCTAAGGACGTGGTCGAAGAGGGCAGTAAAGATGCGGATAGAGTAAGAGCTATAAGAATGCTTATGGAAATAAGGAATATGTTCCCTAAGGAGTCCAATAAGAGCGAATCTTTAACGGTATTTCAAGGTTTTTCAAGAGATCAGCTGGAGGCACTAAAGGATGCAAAGAATGTCGGGCAGATTGAAGCCAAAATTTCCGAAGACTAAATTAGATAGATGCTTAGCTTGTGAGAAACCTTTAACGGTAAAAGATGTAAAACCTCTTTTTGGGCCAATGGCTGTTCAGGTAGCGTGGCTATGTAGACATTGTCATACTATATATGGGATAGATGATGAAATATTAGAATTAGGCAAGTTTGGTTCAACTCAAGTGGGAGTAGCATAATGCCATATAAAAGAGTAGGAAAGATAGTATACGTTAAAAAAGATGGGGAATGGAAGAAAAAAGCCACAGCGGGTAGCGTAGAGAAGGCCAAGAAGATGATGAAGCTTCTTCGTGGCATGGAGTACGGCTGGGAGCCTCGTGGCAAGAAATAATACTTTAGCTGTATACGGGACTCTTAGAACTGGATTCGGGCAAAAGGGGTTTATTAACAACTATAAACTTGTTCGCCCTAAGGGGGCATGGTTTCCTGCTATCGTAAGAGGGGACGGGAGAGTGATCGTTGAAGTTATGAAAGTCTCAAATGACGAGCTTAAAGAGCTTGATAGGTATGAGAATGTTGACAATGGGCTGTATAAGAGGGTTTCAGTACCTGTTACTCTATTCAGGAATAAAAAGACATTCAATGCATTTGTCTATGAAGGTGGTGATATAGGTGAATATGAAGAATTAACCGGAGGTGATTGGGAAGTTGAAAAGAAAAAAAACAGTAAGTAAGCATGATATAATAAGAGCTTTGAAAGCTATCCTTTCCGACATTCAAATACTTGCACAACGGGTCACTATGATGGAAAGCGTATTATTTAATTATATCGAAATGAGGAAAGACGACAAAAAGCTAATGAAATATATGGAGAAAAATGTCAAGCGTACTAAAGAAGAGACGAAAGAAGATTAAGAGACATCGTTGGAAGAAGAAACAAAAGCAAAACAGGCACAAGAAGAAAAACCGATAGACATAGCTTCTTCCAGTAAGGACGAAGTTCTATATATAGCATCTCAGAACCTCATAAACTTTGGTCAGCTATTTCTTCCTGACGACTTTAACAAGTCGAAACCAGCTCCATTTCATTATGAGGTGGGTGATGCGTTATTAAATGATAGTATTAGAAAGCTTTGTGTTGTTCTTCCTAGAGGACATACTAAGTCCACACTTGCAAAAGCCGCTCTATTATATAAATTATATTTCAATCCTGACGATAAGATAGAATTTGCCGCATGGGTGTCTGAAGAGCAGGGCCAGGCTATAGACCATCTAAAATATATTAGACATCATATTGAGTTTAATCCTTATTTGAATTATTACTTTGGTAGTATTGCAGGTAAGAAGTGGACTGAGAAAGAGATTGAAACGGTCAAGGGNGATAGAATTATAGCAAAAGGCACTAATCAGAGGCTTCGTGGTCGTGCTCAGATATCTACNCGTTATACACGTATTATTCTAGATGACTTTGAATCTGAATTAAATACGAAAACAAAGGTAAGAAGAACAGAAATTAAAGAATGGCTCATGTCTACTGTATATCCTTCGTTAGAAGAATCTAAGGGTAATGAGGGTAGTATATGGCTTTTGGGTACTATTGTTCATTTTGACTCCGCCTTGCAGGGTATTTATGAATCATATCTGGATGCCACTAGAAATAAGAGAGATTACACATGGTATACTATATTCCATAAGGC